AATTAAAGATAATGGTATTAGAGAAACAGACGCTACGTATAGAAAAAAAATAGATGAGTCTATCCAAAAATTATTGTTAAAATATAGACCCCACCACTATACCCTTAAAGGTTCTACTGAAGAACGAATTAAACAAATGTTAGAAATTATAAATTATAGAAAATGAAATTATGGAAATGGATTTTAGGTGTGTTAGCCCTTCTAGGAGGAGCAGCAGCCGTAGCTACTACACAAAGTAGAAGAAAAAAAGAATACGACAAAAGAGTCAAGGATAACAATGATCATATCAAAAAAGTTAAGACTAAGACCCAAGAAGCAACAACAAAGAAAGCTACCGCGAAAGCAGATTTATCTAAGGCGAAGGAAAAAACAACACATACTAAATCAAAAGTTAAAAACACTAATAGTACTAAAAATACTACTCGTAACTTTAAACAAAAATATAGAGCTAAAAAATGAAGCACATACTAACTACACTACTACTATGTGTATCTAGTTTTTGCTTCTCACAGGATACTCTTCAAATCCCATCAGTAGAGCTTGAGGAGTTCTTCCTAGCTTTAGATACACTTGAAGCACAGGATTCAATCAAGACTATTTTAATTAAACAGCTTGAGTATGAAATTTTAATTCATGAAAGAATTGCAGAGCAAGACAGCTTAATTATATCTTATAAGGATCAAGAAATTCTTCTATTGAATAGGCAAATTGACTTACATTTAGATCGCCTAAACCAAGTTGATAAATGGCATAATAAACCAATAGCAGGAGTAGCCGCAGGTGTGTTAGGTACCGTTCTTCTTATTCAAGCACTCGACTATACGCTTCCTCAATAGTCTTTGTATATTTATTACTGTTAACAATATTTATACGTAATGAATAAAACTGAAATTAAGCAGATTGTACTTGAAGAAATTGAGTCTGCATTAGAAGAAATGAATATGTCGCCTGAAATGATGGCGGCTGACTCACGTCCTGAAGAGGATGATTTTGCCTTTGATAAAATGGATGGCGAAATGTATGACGATGGTGGAGATCCAATGGAAGAAATGGCTCGCACATCTAATATTTTTAAACTTAGAGATGGCGCAGACCTTAAAGGGGTCCTACAGTTTATGCAACGCGTAAATGACGTTTTAAAAGTATACAAATCACCAGGACAAAAGCGTCCTAAAAAACGCTTTACACCTGAGGAAATGAAAGCTCTTGCAACAGCAATGCTTAAGCCTGAAGGCTTCACTTCAAAAGACGTAATTGCTGCTACTTCATATACAAGTCCAGCACAAGCAAATAAGTTTTTAGCAGCACTTGAGCAGAAAGGTTTAATTACTATAACTTCAATCCTTAAAAAGACTTTAGTACCAGATCGCGACCCAAATGCTCCTGAAACAAGAGGAAGAAAAGCACAATCAGCTGAATTCGATATGGATGATGACCCAACAGGAATGGATTTTGGAGATTTTGATAATCTAGACTTAAGTGATCCAACATCACTATATGAAGGCGAAGAAGACACTATTACAGGAGAATATGAAGGCAAACCAGTAAAATTTAAACTAAAAGATATAGAAGGCATTGATGATATTCTCAATCGTTCTAAGGGAGCAAAAGACTTCGTTAATAAATTAGCTATGGCTGTTACTGATGAAACTTCCTCTCTATCAAAAGAAGATACTAAAAAAGTCATTTTATTTTATAAAAATCAAAATAAATCATTAAAAGAAAACAATAACAACATGTCTAATAATCTAACAAATTACATTAAAAGTGTAATAAATGAAGCTAAAAATCCCCTAGCGGCTAAACTTAAAGAAGTAGAAGCACAAGGTAGAATTGCTGCTCTTGAAAGCAAATTAGCTGCTATTCAAGAGTTAGTTGAAGAAACAAATGGCCGCTTAACCCGCATTGATGAAGACAGTGAGTTTTCTGAAATGATGGATAAAAAAGCTGTTAAAGATGTTCGTAAGCAACTTAAAGAACTTGAAAGAGCTGAAGCTAAAATCCAAAAAGAATATGATAAAGTATCTGGAGGTAGAAAAAAAGAAACAGTAGTAGATGAAGATATGCCTGCTATAAATGATGAAGTAGCTGAAGAAACATTAGATAATGCTGTTGATGAAGTTGAAATTGAAGAAGATAACATGCGATTTGAAGGCCTTAAAGGTGTTCATGATTTAAGACCTATGGTTACTATGAATGAATCTACACTTCGTATGCAAAAGCTAGCTGGTTTAATCACTGAAGGTGAATTTGAAAAAAAAAACCTCAGATTAAATGAAGCTCAAGAAATTGATATGGCTAAGTCATTCCTAGAAAATAAAGGATTAGAAGTTGAAGCTGTTAAAAGTGGAAATGAAGGAAATGATAAAGCCGGTGAAGAAGGAAAAGCATTCATTTGGGATGGTGGTGAAGGAGAATCAAATTATAAAAGCAATGGAAAAGAAGCTTTTTATGTTTATATGCCTTTTAATGAAGAAATCCTTAAAGAAATGAAATCTAAATTCCCAGTAATAAAAGTTGGTGGAAAGTCTGGAACATATTACGAGGTAGTAATAGAGAAAAAGTAATAAAACAACAATATTAAAATTAAGGGGACCAATAGGTCCCCTTTCTTGTTAGTATGTATATACGATGGCAGATATAAAATCAATCATTAAACAAGAGTTTGTTAAATCAGCAAGCGATCCTGTTTACTTTATGAAAAAATATTGTTGGATTCAACACCCAACTCGAGGTAGAACACAATTCAATCTCTACCCATTCCAAGAAAAGTTATTAACGCTATTAAATAAGCACGATAAGTCAGTAATCCTAAAATCCCGCCAGTTAGGTATTTCGACTCTTTCAGCAGGCATAGCCTTACACATGATGTTATTTCAAAAGGATAAAAACATCCTTGTAATAGCAACAAAACAAGAAACAGCAAAAAATCTAGTAACTAAAGTACGATTTATGTATGATCAACTACCAAGTTGGTTAAAATTACCTGCAGTTGAAAACAATCGCCTATCAATACGGCTAAAAAATGGCTCACAAATTAAAGCAGTTTCAGCAGCAGGTGATGCTGGTAGATCAGAAGCAATTTCTCTGCTGATCATTGATGAGGCTGCCTTTATTGAAGGCAACAGAATAGAAGATATTTGGGGCTCTGCTCAACAAACCCTAGCTACTGGTGGTAGAGCTATTATATTATCTACACCAAATGGCACAGGTAATTGGTTCCATAAAATGTGGGCTAAAGCCCAAGATGGTTCTAGTGGATTTACCCCTGTTAGATTACCCTGGACTGTACACCCCGAACGAAATCAAATATGGAGAGATAAACAAGATGATGAGTTAGGGGATAGAATGGCTGCCCAAGAGTGTGATTGTGATTTTACAACTTCTGGAGCTACTGTATTTCCACCTGAAGTCTTAAGTTACATAGAAAAATCAACTCTTAAAGAACCACTTGAAAAAAGAGGAATGGGCCAAAATCTATGGGTTTGGGAATATCCAGACTATTCAAGACAATATATGGTTGTAGCAGACGTAGCAAGGGGCGACTCAAAAGACTACTCAGCATTCCATATTATAGATGTTGAAACCTGCACCCAAGTAGCAGAGTTTAAAGATCAAGTCCCAACTAAAGACTTCGGAAGAATTCTATTTAATATAGCTACGGAATACAATAAAGCTCTATTAGTAATAGAAAATGCAAATATAGGATGGGCAACTATTCAAGAAGTAATAGATATGGGTTATGAAAACCTATATTACAGCCCAAAAGACGACAAATTTGCTAGAGACGCTGAATCATACATTGCTAAAGGATATGATGTAATTGATAAATCAAAAATGGTAGCTGGATTTACTATGTCTATGAGAACTCGACCTCTAACTATAGCTAAGTTAGATGCATATGTTAAAGAAAAAGGCATACTTATCCAATCAAAACGCACATTGGATGAACTGCGCACTTTCGTGTGGAAAAACGGCAGACCAGAAGCTCAAACGGGATACAATGATGATTTAATAATGTCGCTAGCAACCGCATGTTATGTGCGGGATACGGCACTTAAATTTGCCCAACATGGGGTAGACTTAACAAGAGCTATGTTAAGTAACACAACAAAATCTACATATAATCCAATTTTTTCACCACAAATGGGAAATGACCCAAACAAATCATATAAAATGAATGTAGGAGGAAAAGATGAAGATATTTCTTGGCTTTTAGATTAGATATTTATACGTAACACAAAACTAATAATATGGCAGATACAAGCTTATTTACACGATTAAGGAGATTATTTTCAACAGATGTTGTTATACGAAACGTTGGAGGCAATCAACTTAAAATTATGGATGCTGACCGCATTCAAAAATATGGTAACCTA